TTGCAGCGGATAAGCAAGTTATAGCACTGTGGTGGAGGAGCATGTAACATGGATGGCATGAAATCGAAGAAGGAAGAATCGACTACGGGTAAAGTAAAGTCGTGGCTACGGGAGTCAGTTAACAACTCCAGAATGGTCCAATTGATTGATGGATGGTCAAACGTTCTAACAGGAATGAATATCAGAAACAGGGATGCAAGGATGAGTTCCTGCGTTGCCTGGACTCCGATGACCGAAGCTCAATTGGAAGAGTTCTATGCGGGTGACGCTATTGCGGCAAGGGTTTGCGATCTGATAGTTGATACATCGCTATCAAAGGGATGGAGAATAACTGGAGTAAAGCCAGAGCAGGAGGACTTTCTAAAGTCCAGGGCCTACGATATTGGCTTTGAATATGCGATTTCACACTCAGCTAAGAAGGCAAGAATTTACGGAGGCGCTGGAATAGTTAAGGTCTATAGAGATTCACTGAAGCTCGATACACCGAAGGAAGAGAAGTCTGAGATCCTTTCATTGATATGCCTCAACAGATACAACCTTGAGGTCCATTGGGAGGACGTACAGAAGGACATCATCTCACCGAGATATAACCAGCCCGTATGGTACACCTACACTCGCGGCTATATGGAGTCGAAGACAGTTTACACCAAGGTCCACCACAGTAGGGTAGTTCGTTTCGATGGGATCTGTCTTCCCGATGAACTTAAAAAGGGTAATCAGTGGTGGGGTGATTCGGTCATCAGCAAGTCTTATACCGCAATAAGAAACTACGCGGACGCTCATGATGGTGTGAACGCGGCCCTAAAGGATTTATCCGTCGGTGTATTCAAGCTACGAGGACTCGCTGATATAGTCTCGGCTGATAACGACAAGGCCCTGATGAATAGGCTCAATATCGTGAACATGGGGAAGAGTATCCTTCGTTCGATAGTTATCGACGCCGAGGGTGAAGACTTTGACTACAAAACTAGAACACTAACCGGTGCTGTGGACCTAGTGGAGAAGGCTGAAGACAGGTTATGCGCCGAGGTCGGTATACCTAAGACGGTACTGTTCGGCCAGTCACCAAAGGGCGGACTTGGACAATCTGGAAACCACGAGTCGGAAATGTGGTATTCGTGCGTTGAGGCTTATCAGACCAGTTATCTAAAACCGAAGATGATGGAAATCCTTGTGGAATTGGCCGAAGAGGCAGGAATCCCAACGGACGAATTGGATATTGAATTCAATCCATTGTGGCAGATGTCCGACAAGGAAGAAGCCGAGGTAAGGGGTAAGCAGTCCGAGACGGACCAGCGATATATAGATATGGGCGTGCTTAGTCCAGAGGAAGTCAGGGAGTCCAGGTTCGGTGGTGACGCGTATTCGATCGAAACATCACTGGATGATTCTATAGGCGCTGACGACCTAATCGAAGAGCCAAGCGATGAGGAACTTAAGGCGGTTAAGGTAAATTACGATTTTATTGAGGAGCGCGGCGGTAAATGGGTCGTGTTATCAAAGTCCGGAAAGGTGCTTGGAACTTTCTCAAGTAAGGCCGAGGCAGAGAAAAGATTGAAACAGATTGAATGGTTTAAACACAAAGGATGAGGTGACGAATGGAACGAGTATTTTTGGCAACTCTACAAGACGGAACGCCACAGATTGTTATGGAGGCGAACAGCGCGCGTAAGGGTTTCATCATCGATAATCTTAGCGAGACGATTCCAGTAATCGTTACAGCAAAGGGACCAAAGCCAGGCTCGGACGTAGACCAGGTTCAGGATATTTCCTTTAGTAAGGTGCCGACATCCGGAAGTTTCAAGTTCAGGTACTTCGGTCAGGAGAGTGTGGCTTGTGACTTTGACTTCCTTGACTCTGATGTTCAAACCCAATTGAGGTTGATACCAGGACTTGAGAATGTGGTAGTTACGGCGGTCGCAATGGACAGTGGAATCGATGAGGGATTTTCTGTTACAATGACGGGAGCCCCAACCCCTGGCCCACTTTTAGAAATAATCGAAAACACACTGAAGGTAGACGGACAAGCGGACGTCCAAGTTATATCGTTTGATTCCGTTCCAGACGCAGGGACTTGGAAGATTCGATATAAGGAAGTCTTCAATAAAGTTTTGTTCTCTGTGCTTACACAGGAGTTTGCGTTCGATATAACGTCCTCTGAACTTCAGTCTTATCTTCGTGGATTTTTTAACGATAGCACGCTAACCGTAACGGGGGACTTCTCATTAGGATTCACGGTAACTTTCGGAGAATGGAAAGGATACAGAAGTGAGTTCACTTTCGAGGAAAATAAACTCACCGATGGTGGAACACCTGTCGAGATTACGGCTGCACATAGCCAAAACGGAATACTTGATGAAGACGTTACCGCATCCCTATCGGAGAGCGTTGCCGGTGTTTATCAAGATACCGGATGGGTCGCCGACCCAGAGGGAGCAGTTAACTCACAAGACTCCAACACACAGAACGTCATCTATGCAGAGGCCACAGGAGGCTCGGCTCAGATTCGCGTTCAAGAAATATTCTAAATGTCTTTCTACGCCCCTACATATCTGGAGATCGCTGCTAGAAGGTTTAGGGGAAAACGTCTTACGAAACAATTCGCCCCACGCTCGCCGATTGCCGTCGAACGAAGTTACGAGCGAGATTTGGCTGATATTGTTAAGTTTATTGCTTCTCTTATTGACGTGTATCTAGTTAGGGAACTCCCGAGATTAGTATCCGCTCAGAATTGGATGCGGCCACAGGCGGTAAAGGCGGACGCTCCATCGGACGACGTGAAGTCGATAATGAAAAACATCCGAATAAGGGTAGAGGAGAAATATACCGAGCAAGAACTAGCTAGGATTGCAATGCGAAGGGGGCTGGACGTATCAGAACATAATAAGGAAACGATAGGACGAAACATAAAGAAGGTTATAGGAATCGACCCATTATTTGCGGATAACTCGTTGAATGATGAACTCGCGGCGTTCTCGGTTTCCAACGTGAACCTGATTGAATCAATACCTGAGAGGGCACTGTACGATGTTCAACAAAAAGTATTTCTAGGATTCCAAAATGGGAGTCGAGCTGAGGATATCGCTGAGGACATACAGAAATACATAGACCCTGATAGTGGAAATGTAAGGGCGAAGGCGAATCTTATCGCGCGTGACCAGATAAATAAGTTAAATGGACAGCTCACAATGTTACGTCAAACCGATTTAGGAATCGAAAGGTACACTTGGAGAACGATGCAGGATGAGAGAGTAAGAGATTCTCATAGGGTAAAAGAAGGAAAGGTTTACAGTTGGGACAAACCGCCCGCTGACACAGGGCACCCAGGAGAAGATATCAATTGCCGATGTTATGCAGAACCTTTGCTTGAGGATTTGCTCGAACCTTCCGAGTAGTCCATTGCGAAAATATGAAAGATAGTCCAGAGTAATCTAAAGATGCCTAAACGTTTCCATAACTCCCGCGTTGATAAGGGCGAGAAGACAGGACAGGGATTCCTAAAGGCGCCCGCATTTCTCACTAAGGTTGGTGTCTTTAAATACCGATTGGCAGATGGATCAGTGATGGCGGAGCTTCGCCACCCGGAGGATGTATTCGCATTGGACTCAATCGAGAGCCTGAAAATGGCTCCGGTTACCGATGACCATCCGAGCCAATTCGTTTCACCGGAGAACGTTCAATCGCTTGCGGTTGGTTGGATCGGTGATAATGTTCAGGCAATCGATGGCAAGATAGCAGCCTTCGCGGTAATCACCGAAAAGAACGCAATTGCTAAGGTCGACGCTGGGAAGGTAGAATTGTCGTGTGGCTATTACGCGGATGTGATCCCAGAGGTTGGGACGTATGACGGGGAGAGCTACCAGTTTCGCCAGAAAAATATCCGCTACAATCATGTAGCACTCGTTGATAAGGGTCGCGCTGGACCGCAAGTTCGGTTAAGGTTGGATGCGGACGACGCGGAAGAGTTCAACGATAACGGAGGGGAAATGAAAAAGGTAACCATCAACGGTAAAGAGTTTGAGGTATCGCAGGAAATTTTCGACGCCATCACGGCAGAGCAGAAGGCTCATACGGATGCAGTCGAGGCTGCAAAGAAGACCACTGAGGGAACGGTAACGAAAGAAGCCGCAGACCAGATGGTCGTGGAGAAGACCTCCGAACTGAAAAAGGTAAACGACGAACTTCAAGCGAAGATTGATACGTTGACCGAAAAGCTTGAAAAGAAAGCCGATGGATTGAAACCAGAAGAGGTTTCGAAACTAGTCGCTGAGAGATTAAAAATCGAGCGAGTCGGTTCAAAGGTTTTGGGTTCCGAAGCCAAGTTTGATGGCAAGACGGACATGGAAATTAAAAAGGAAGTGATCAAGAAGCACTCTCCTAAAGCAGATCTTGAAGGGAAGACCGAAGCGTATCTCAACGCCCGGTTCGATGCCATCGTTGAGGAGGAAGCCTCCATTGACGAACGGCGTACCCAATTGACGATAACGAATCCTGGCGACAAGCGGGATTCCAAGGAATTCGACGCTGCGGCGGCCCGTGAACGAGCCATCCAGGAATCGAAGGATGCTTGGAAGACCAAGACGTCAGTAACCAAGAATTAAGGGGGAGATATGCAAACAGAATACTCGATCGATCAGTCCGCGGGTAAACCGGGGATGATCTATGACAATTCTCTCAAGGACGCAATCTCCTTGAAGAATCCAGATGCGGAACTTAAATGCGGTTGTGTTGCTACATTGGGGGCGGCGGAAGATGAAGCCAAGCACCCAGCAGCAGCCACCGACGTAACGGACGAAAAAAAGGTCCGTGGCGTTGTCATCAGCCACCAAGCTGTTGAGAGCGTTGAAGACGGTGAAGAGCCGGGTTACTCCACAGGTAAAGTAGTTCCGGTACTCCGCAAAGGACGAATTTGGGTGAAGACGGAAGACGCGATCACGGTCGGAACATCCACCGTAAATGCGCGTTTCATGGGCACCGGCCAGGCTGGAGCACTCCGTGGAGCTTCCGACTCTACATTCACGGCGGTTCTTCCAAAATCAAAATGGGTAAAGGGTAACAGCGGGGCAGGCGAGTTAGCCGTCCTCGAAGTTGACCTATAATCACGGGGGATAAATAAAATGGAACCCAAATTCCAAAATTTGAATATGCAAAAACTCGATGCTGACGAGTCGGCATTCTTTGCTCGGGAACTCGAGTACGTCAAAGCCAAATCGTACGATAAGAAGTACGCGGACCTTAAAGCCCGCATGTTACTTCCAATGTCGTCCGATGCTGGCGAGTGGGCAGAGTCGAGTGTTTACGTACAATACGACAGCGTCGGAATGGCGAAACTCATCACCTCCTATGCGGACGATATCCCGCGTTCGGACGTGAAGGGTAAACAATTCATCCACCCAGTGGTTTCGATGGCTTCCGGTTACGGATACTCCATCCAAGAAATCCGGGCGAGCCGAGCCAAGGGAAAGAACCTAGAGCAACGTAAGGCCAACTCTGCAAAGAGAGCCATGATGGAGCTCGAAAATCGGTTGGCGTTCCTTGGTGATAGCAGCGTTGGTTTGAATGGTTTCCTTAACCATCCGAATATGCCAGAAGCTGTTATCAAGAACGATAACACCTCATCGCAGAAGCCTTGGACGGATGCGAACGGTGTCGCTTTAAAGAGCGGTGCCCAGATCATTCGAGATATGCATCTCGTATGCAACTCGGTGGTCGATAACTCATTGGGCAAAGAAACGCCCGACACGTTGCTACTTCCCAGAAGCCGGTTCCTCTACATCTCGTCGACCCCGTGGTCCACGAGCACAGAGGCGATGACCATTTTGGAAGTATTCATGAAGCAATCCCTCTACGTGAAGAACGTCGAGTGGTTGAATGAACTTGAGATAGCCGGTGCCGGTTCGACCAAGCGCATGATTGCCTATCGTAAGGACCCGGATGCGGTGACGATGGAAGTCCCGAAGGACTTCGAGCAATTCGCCCCTGAGGTGCATAACCTTGAATACAAGGTATCGTGCCACCAACGTTACGGCGGCGTGTTGTTCTACTGTCCGCTTTCCGCCTGCTTTGCAGACGGTCTGTAATAGTTAGAGTAGGTCGCTATTTGATTTCGGGGTACCCTCACAAGGGGTGCCCCTTTTTCTTTTGACCACGATAATCCTGGCAGGCAGAATCCGGCCTATATAACCCAATTCAAGGAGATCAAGGAATGATCATCACGTTAAATAAACAATCCATCTTGAGGCTTGAGGGAAGGCTATTATTACCAGGGCCAAATCAGGTCGATGCGTCATGGTGGAAGAGTGCAAGGGGACTCGTTCCAGAGAAATTGACCGGACGTAGCCCAGAGATCGTAGAGGAGCAGGATATCGATAAGGTTGCTACAATGTCGAAGGAGGAGGAGAAGAAGGCGGACGTTAACCTACTGAAGAAGATGAAGCCTCAACAGGCTATAAACCTTGTAGCTCAGACGACGCAGGTCCCGGTGCTGGAAGCATGGCTCAAAGTAGAAAAAAGGACAGACGTAAAGACGGCGATCACCGAACAAATCGAGATGATGAATACACCCCTTGAGGATAGGGATAGGTCGAAGCCGCGCACCGCATCCGGTGAGATCAAGTCAATCGAGATAAACCTAGAGTCTAAGCCAGGTTCAAAGGATGACTGAACTGGAGAATTGGGGAGAAATCTCCCCAATGTTCCACATGAAACTACCGATAATGTTACAGTCCCCGACGGCGCTAGGGCCTACCGAGTCGTGGGTAGACGCACAGAGAATATTCCCTGTGACGGGGACCATACGGGCTGTATCATCGTGCTAGGAGGGTTTGATGGTTTCAGTAACATACGAGGACGTCATTAAAGTCGCACCAGAGTTTGCCACTCTCGCCGAGGACGTAGAAGGACAAACACAGATAGAAGACCAGATTGAACTCGCGAGGTTATTCGTGAGTGAAGATAAATGGGGCACTGGACATAAAACGGTGAAGGCTATCTCGCTCGTTTCTGCGCATCTACTGAAAGTATTAGGATTTGGAAATACTCAGGGAAGTACGGTATCCGGTCCCGTTACGATGGAGAAGGTCGGAGATCTACAGAGAAGCTATTCACAGCTTTCGATGGATAAGATGTCGGTTAGCGAGGGATTATTTTCTCAAACGTCCTATGGACGGACGTTTTTATTATTGCGAAAAACCTTGATCATAACCCCATTGGTGACGAACTGATGAAAGTTGAACAGGAATCCAAATTTAGAAATAGGCTAGTGAGATTCCATTGCGGAGAGAATCTATTAGAGTGCTCTTATAGGGGATTCACAGAGGGTAAGACCTACGTGGTTAGAAATACCGAAGGGGTTCATGATGGCGGTCCAGGGTATTTATGGGTTTTGAATGATAACAGAATACTGATGAGGGTGAGGGCGTGCCACTTTATTCTCGTGCGATAAAATTCACTATCAAGCGCGTGAAAAAGTTCGCGGATAAGGTGGATAAAGCCCATAAGACGATGGAGAAAGGCCCATCGGTTGATGTTGGAATAATGGGCTCTAAAGCCTTGGCTCAGAAGAAAACGAGGGAGAAAAGGTCATTCGATAGAGATGGTGGATTTAAAAGTTCTGCTCCCAATGTATCACTGGTAGAAGTTGCTCACTTTCACGAGTATGGCGTTCCAAGTAGAAACATTCCAGAACGTTCATTTCTCAGGGCTACGATTCGAAAAAACCATTCCGAGTACAAGAAGTTTTTGGAGAAGGCAGTCACTCAGATATATTTGGGTAAGTTGACCGTGAAACAATCGTTAGCACTTCTCGGAGAAAAAGCTGTGAGTAACATCAGGACGAGAATAATAAAACATATTCCACCACCTCTCCAACCCGAGACGATATGGAGGAAACAATCGACGACTCCACTTATCGATACCGGTCAACTTTTGAATTCAATAACTTATAAAGTAAACGCGGATACTAAGAAGAAATGATTTCACTTGGCGCTGATACTATTGCATCACTAGACGGACAGGCGCTCACGGTTGTGCGCTCGGCTGGTGGCGGCTATGTCAATGGATTTTGGGTAGAGAATGCCGAAGAGGAACTGGATATAATCGCATCCGTCCAACCGCTCAATGATATCGAGATAGAGTTTCTTCCAGAGGGAGATAGAACAAAAGCTGCACTGAAGATTTATACGGCGACAGAGCTAAGGGTTCATGATTCTGAAACATCTGCAAAGCCGGACCTTGTGGAAATTGATGGGGAATATTACAAGGTGATTCGGGTTCAACGGTGGCATGGGCACTACAAATGTTTAGTTGTGAGGGAATCGGAGAAGCCATATATCGACCAAAAACCTGGCAATTTCACATTATCCGTTACTGGAGGAAACTTAAGTTTCGCTTTGAGTTGGACTACATCTCAGAGAGCAACGTCATATAACGTCATGCGTGGCACTTCCCCTGGTGCCGGTATCAACACCACGATTCAGACTGGATTGACCTCTACCACCTTTAACGACAACACTACTCTGAATAACATCACGTACTATTACAAGATAGTCGCCGTTAACGCTGTCGGTACTAAGAACTCAAATGAGGATTCGGATGTATATCTGGAGGGCACCGAATGACACTCGCAACAATTCGCCAAGCCCTCTACGATTGGGTAACCGATGTTACAGGAATTGAAACGATTTACGCAGACCAGAGCACACACCGGCCAGACCTCCCATATGCTGTCATTAACTTCAAGAACGCAGCCTCAAGAACTGGCATTGACGAGATCCGATGGAACGGTGTGGACGGGTTCGACCAGGTAGGGGACCGATCAGCTCCATGCACAATTGATATTTTCGGCGCAGAGGCCAACGATAAAATGGCAAACCTTCTGGACACGCTGCACAAGCCAGAGGTAATTGAGGCATTTACGGCAGCGGAAATAGTTTCCACGGTGGTCAGTGGTCCTGTAGACTTGACATATCTGGAGGACGAGACCGACTACGTCGAACGCAGCCAGATGGAACTCTCGATTTCTTACACGAAATCAAGGGATGCTGAAGTCGATCCGATAGAGACGGTTGAGGTCGATGGAAATATTGAAGACGTCGATATAGACTTCACAGTCGAAACCTAATTTGGGGGAATACAATGACACTCTTGGACAGAATAGTTTCCGTAAGCATCACTCGAAGTGGGGTCAATCTCACCCAACAGGGTTTTGGAACTCCGTTGATCTTAGCAGCATCACCTGAGGAATCTGGAGTCGTAGCGTACGGGTCTCTCGATGAAATGATTGACGCTGGATATGCCACGTCGCACATAGCATACAAATTGGCAGAAAGAATATGGCAACAGAACCCACGGTTACCTGAAGTAAAGGTAGCTGCTCTTACCGCTGAAGTTGCCCAAGTTGATACTTTAACTCCAACGGTTGCAAATAATTTTGAGTACACGGTCACCATTAACGGAGTTGAATTCAGCTTCACCTCGGATGCTGATGCAACAGCAGCGGAAATCGTTGCGGGGCTGATAGCCGCTATCAATGCCGGAACGGAGCCGGTTACAGCTTCCGGTTCAACTACTTTGATCCTAACTGCTGATGATACAGGCGTTGGCTTCACCGTGGATGAAGGTCCGAACATGGCTATCGCCCACACCACGCCAAACAATGGAGCAGCGGAAGACATTGCGGCGGCCAGAGACATTGATGACGACTGGTACTTTCTATTGCTTGGTTCGGTTTCAGATTCCCATGTGAAGAGTGCAGCGGCCTACATTGAAACACAGACCAAGATGTTCCTATTTAGGAACGCAGACTCGGATGTGAAGACAAGCGCCACGGACGATTTGGCATCCGAACTTAAAGCACTCGGTTACGACCGAACTGCCTTCTGTTACAGCGACGACTTAACCAATTATCTGGATGCCGCGATGGTTGGAAAGTGCGGACCATTAGACCCAGGCTCAGAGACATGGGCAAACAAGACATTGATTGGATCGGCTGCTGACTCTTTCACGAGCGCGGAACTCGGCTACCTGGATGACAAGAACGTAAACTTCTATATCACCATTGCCGGGTTAAGCGTGACCCAAAATGGTAAGTGCGTAAGCGGAGAATATATCGACGTAATCCGATTCATTGACTGGTTGCAGGCCAGAATGCAGGAGGGAATCTTTGCCGATATCGCATCGGCCAATAAAATCCCATACACCGATGCGGGAATCGCGGTAGTTGAAGCTCGAATGAGGGCGGTCCTCGAATCCGGTAAACGGGCTGGAGGTCTTAACAGCTACACCGTGACCGTCCCAGAGGTCGCAGATATTTCGGACCAAGATAAGGCGGATCGTAACCTCACAGGGGTTTCGTTCACTGGCCAGCTCGCCGGAGCGGTCCATAAGGCCACAATCGTTGGAACGGTAACACTTTAAGGGGGATTGAATGAAAACGTATGACCCAAAACAAGTTCAGGTAATCGTAAACGGAGTAGCCCTCCAGGGATTTTCAGAGGATTCGGTTGTGAAGGTAACGCGTCAAGCCGATGCCTTTACCCAAACAATAGGGGTCGACGGGGAGGGAACTCGGTCTAAGTCGAACGACCACTCGGCGGAGATCGAGGTAAGCCTAAAGCAATCATCCGAGTCAAACGTAGTTCTTTCTGCACTTGCCAACGCGGACAGAGACAGCAATGCTGGGCTCGTAGCTGTAATGGTGAAGGACAATAATGGTGATTCCCTTCACATGTGCGAGCAGGCATACATCAAAAAGATGCCCGACAGCGAATACAACAAAACGGCCACGGACCGCGTGTGGACGCTCGTAACAGACAAGGTCGTGGATAATATCTCTGGGTATTAATGAAGCAGTCTGAAAATATAGTCGTCGACGGCAAGTCCTATACAATCAACCCATACATAACATCCACCGGGGTAATGCTCTGGTGGGATATCATATCCAAGTTTGGAGAAGGTATCGTGTCCTTTGCCTTTCAGTTGAAGGAGTCGATGGGTGAAAAGGATTCAGTCCAGAACCTCCTCAAATCGGAGGTCAAACCCGAGCAGATATCGCAGTTGATGGCCGGAGTTAACCGGATGTCACCTGAGCAATTCCAATCGTTTATATCCCGAGTTCTGGCAAATACTTGTGTCGGAAGCAGATCCGTAATGGAGGACTACGAGACGAGGTTCACAGGGCAGTATAAGCACCTGATGAAGCTTGTCTTTAAGACCTTGGAGGTTCAGTTTCGGGATTTTTTTACCGCAAGTGGCGCCAACGTAGGCGTCGCGAATTCAAATCCCGCGTAGCGCCCTCCAATGAGATATGCTGGGAGGTGTGGAGGCTTATATTAGCCGAACCGCCCCTTGGGACACTGGTAGATATTGAAACAAGGTGGTCGTTTAAGGACCTATTAGATGCAAATGAGGCCCTGGATATTCGCGAGGAGCTGATGGAAGAGGCTCACGAGAACTCTAAGCGGGCCTCTGAAAAGGGTAGACGATGATCACGGAAGAACTGATTGCGGTACTCGGGTTCGAGTTAGACGATAAGAACCTGAAAAAGTTCAAGACTGGAATCGAGCAGGCCGCCACGGGTCTAGCTGGATTTACAGCCACCGTAGGCGCGTCCGCACTCGCCCTTGGCGCAATGGTCATTACCAGCATCCACACAGCAGAGGGAATCATAAGGGCATCCACAGCTGCCGGACTTGGAGCGGAGGAGTTCCAGAGATTAGCCAATGCAGCCTCGCTATCTGGAGTGTCATCCGACGAACTAGCTACTAGCCTCAGATTCCTATCTAAGCAGGTATATGAGGCCACAACAAACCGAACTAGCGATATAGCAATGGAGTTCAGGAAGTTCGGTGTAGAGTTATTCGGCGCGAATAATCAGGCGAGAACGACAACTGATATTTTAAAGCAACTTTCCGCCAGGTACTCGACTCTCGATAACGCACAGAAGAAAGCAGCTCTATCACAGATGTTCTTCGGTCGAGGGGCGGGTGCAATAACGAACTTTTTAAATGAGGGACCCGACAAGATAGCCGAGGCCGCGGCGGAGTTTGATGCGCTGTTTGGTGTCCTATCGACGAAACAGATAACTAATCTTAAAAACCTCGGAGACGAAATAACTAAAATTCAGGGCTTCTTCTCCGGCTTAAAAAACCAGGTAGCGTCAGAGCTAGCGCCAGCGTTTACCGAAATATTAAAGGACTTTGTCGGAGTCCTCATTGAGAATAAGGACACTATAAGGGATATTTTCCAATCGATGGTAAAGGGTCTGTCCGCATTTCTAACATTGATAGGAAAGGCATTTAGACCAGCCATTTTATTCTTCTTCCTTCTGGCAAAGCATATAGGAGGAGTCGAAGAGGCTGTTGCGCTTCTAACCAGCGGAATGGCTTTGATGTTCAGCGCGTTCATGCTGGCAGGACTTGCAAAGGTAGCGGCTGCGATACTTTCGATAGGTGGAGCAGCATTACTAGCTCAGTTGGAGTTCGCTGCACTTCCTTTGGCCGTTGTTGCAGCACTCGGAGCTGTAGCTTTAGCGATAGATGACTTCGTAGCGTGGTGGCAAGGAAGACCGTCAGTTATCGGATATTTACTCGGAGAAGAGGATAAAAACGCTGCACAAACTGCCGCCCGACGAAGAAATATTTTTGATAAAGTTACCACTATTGGACCATTAGGACTCGCTGGTAGTATCGGAACTAAACTCGGCGTCAATCTTGGTGAGAAACTTTATAATGCGGCCTCATCTTATTTTAATCAAAATAACACTATAAATATAACTATCCCTCCAGGAATGAACCCAGAAGATGCGGTAAGTGCTGTTGAACGAGGAACGTCGAGCGGTGTGCAACAAGCAACCGATAGAGCGGCTGTAAACGGCGGAGGCATCGAACCTTAATGGCTCTAGTGTCACTCATTCTAGGACAGGTTCAGAAGGGTACTAGGATCGCACGTGACTTCACGGGAGCTGGAATCACATCTTCGTTATTTTTGGATGCTACTGTTGCTGAGAAGTTCAGTGCGCCAAGCGAAGTGACAGAACACCCAATCGAAGAGGGTGGAGAGATTTCCGACCACATCATCATAAAATCACAGAAATTAAATATACAGGGAATCATCACGGAGACACCATACACCGTTGGTGCTCAAGTGGCTGGCGTCATAAGCACGGCAGCTGCAAGGATTGGTCAGTCGATAGGTGGTTCGGTAGGAGCGGTTTTAGGAGCTGTTGGTGTTTCAAAGGCCGTTACAATGGCTGGAATAATAACTCCTAAAAGCGTAACTGGTCAGGCGATAATCGACGAGGAGAGGGACGACCGAGAACAGAACAATCTACCAGGTGATAATATTCGCCTACGTGATGCAGTAGCAGAATTCCTAAATATAAGGGCGTCTCGACAGACGATAAATATCATCACCGGACTAAAGCTATATAAGAACTTTGTGATGACAGGATGTGAAATCAGTAGGGATAAGACTAGCGGTCAATCCATATCTGTAAGTTTAGAGTTTATGGAAGTTAGAGTGGCGGAGAGTGACCAGGTCAAGGTTGCAATTCCGTCGACAAAGAATGGATTGAAAAAGCAAGAAATAGGTAGATTATCCCCGCTACCGACTAAGAACAACGGATCAGCTGCTAGGTCGTTTGCTGCTACTATTGGGTCCTTACCTCCGGTGCCGACATCCCCATAGGTGAAATATGGCTTATTTAACTCTTCCAATATCTAGTAGCTATTACGACCAAACGTTCACGGCGGAACTTGAGGGAGTCGTATATAATTTTCGATTCAAGTACAATTCGAGAGCTGGACGATGGACGATGGATATTTCATCAGAGGATGGCACCCCTATAGTGAACGGAATTCCTATCGTGTCGAGTTTTGAATTGATAAGAAGATTTGCAAAGAGTGAACTTCCTCCTGGTCGTATAGTGGCAGTTGACCTATTCGAGAGCGGCGAGGAGCCTGGTGAGTTTTCATTCGATTCTGGATTTGAACTTGTTTATGCAGAAACTGGAACTTAATCGATGTCTGAAAACATTAAATTCGGTAGGGCATATGAGCTAATTATTGGGCCTAAGAATGGAACACAGATATCTATAAAGGACCTTCGCGTAAGTTTCGCAATCGATAAAAACTTAGAAAAGTATCCAAACAACTCTCAATTTCAAATTTATAATCTATCATCGAAGACGCGGTCTTTCGTCGAGAAAGAAAACGGAATAATAATACTGCGCGCTGGTTATGGAGAGACCCTCAAAGGTATATTCATAGGTGATATTGTTACCGTCACGCACAAGCAAGATGGACCAGATATCATTACGACAATAGAGGCTGGAGATGGTTTATCTGGTTTCATGAATGGAAAGATAGATATTTCATTCGCTCCAGGTGCCACAAATAGAAATATCCTAGACGTAATAACCAACGCTACTGGATTCGCGCAAGGGTCTATAGTTGGTCTCAATCAAGGCAAACAATATCTTAATGGAACGACGTTAAGCGGTCCGGTGTCAAAACATCTCGATGATATAACCTCTCAAAACAACGCCGAGTGGTCGATTCAAAACGGTCAGCTTCAAATAATACCTAGGAACGGAACCACAGAGAACACGGCCATATTATTAAACAAGGAGAATGGTTTGATCGGAACTCCTTACAAGAACAAAATCATAAATGTTAGCCTTCTCAGCAAGAAGGATGGGAAGACGCTTGATGCAGGAATACATTGTGTGTCTCTACTTAACGGTGATATCAACCCTGGATCGGCTATCAAAATTGAGTCGAGATTTCTCAATGGAATATTTAAGGTCGTCCAGGTAAAGCACTTTGGGGACAACTATGGTCAGCCGTGGTATTCGGAGATTGGGGCGAGGGAGTATAACTAATGGCTTCACTTGAATACGTAATCGAGGAAGCGATAAAGGCGAAGATAGCAGACCTTCATACCTGTTTCCCGGCAAAGGTCGTCGCTGTTAACGTTTCAGAGGGTTGGTGCAATGTACAACCCACCATTAAGAAAAAGTATTCTGATGGGACCATTCCTAACCCACCCGTGATAAATCGGGTTCCAATAGCTTCGTACCGGGCTGGAAACGCTTTTATCTCACTGCCTCTGAAAGTTGGTGACTACGTGATGGTGGTCTGCGCGGAGAGGTCTATTGATATTTGGAAGTCCAAGGGCGGCGTGTTAAGTCCTTTAGACTATCGAAAACACCATCTGTCGGATGCGATAGCCTACCCAGGTGTCTACCCATTCACTGACCCACCAACCGGGGCATCAGCTGATGATATCGTTATCAAGAATGAGACCTCAAAGATCACCGTAAAACCCTCAGAGATTCATTTATGGGGCTCAGGGGACGCCGTTGCGCTCGCATCCTTGGTCTTGGCCAGGCTCAATCAAATAAAAAGCGCATTCGATAGTCATACACATGGGGGAGTGAGCTCAGGAGGGTCTTCCACTGCTCCGCCATCCTCTGGAATAGGCTCCATTGGCTCGGTAGCATCCACAAAGGTTAAAGCAGAGTGACTGGTCTAACTGCGCTGCAGAAGGTAGGATTCTAAGATGGACTTGGCATTGGATTTAAATGGGGACCTGGAACTTCAGAATGCCGACCTATATACACTCTCCGACATCGACGCGGTGAAGCAGTTCTTACAACAGCAGTTCAGGATGTTCCTTGGAGAGTGGTTCCTGGACCAAACAAAGGGGATCTCCTGGTTTGATGATATTCTCGTTAAGAATCCGAGGGCAGTCGTGATTGATACCATTTTTAAAAATATGATCCTAAGCACTCCAGGGGTAGTTGAACTCGCATCGTATGACCTACAGTTGAATGGTGTCACAAGGGAGCTTACCCTGAACTTCACGGCCAGGGTTGATGGTGGAACGATCGACTTCAGCGAAACTTTCTCGATAGGGGGATAGAGTGGCGGGTCTCGATGAAAATGGATTTCTGAAAAAGACTTTACTGGAAATAAAGACTGAGGTTGAAGACGACCTTAAGACTGTCTTTGGACCTTCGATAAACCTACTTCCAGGTAGTGTATTTGCCACTTTAGTAGGAATATTCTCGGAACGAATTTCTGAGGTATGGAACGTATCAGAAGAAATTTATAACTCGCTTTCACCAAATACCGCTGTCGGTGTGAGTTTAGATAATGCCGTATCGTTAAACGGAATCACCAGACTACCTGCGGCTATGTCTTTGGCGCCTGGAGTTTTTCTATTCGGCACTCCAGGAACAGATGTCCCCTTAGGAACCCAAGTGCATGTCCAGGGAAATACTTCAGCGGTATTCGAAAGTCTCACAGCAGTTACCCTTGGCGCTGGAGTTAATTGTGAGCAACTAATAGAGTTCTCAGCGGTGCCGGATGCTGGAACATTCACGATAACCTACCGTGGAGAGACAACAGTACCTATCGCATACAATGCGAATGCGGCGGCCGTGCAGACAGCTTTAAACGACCTATCAAACCTTTCTGGCGTCACCGTTACCGGTAATTTCACCTCTGGATTTACTGTAGTATTCGACGGTGATGATGGATTACAGCCTCAATCATTACTAGAAGCAACAAGTTCATTAACCGCATTGATGGTTGCTGTAGATATAGACATAACCGAAACCGTAGAAGGAGAATCACAGGCGACGGTAGATTTCAGGGCTGTTGAAAATGGAGTAGTTGACGCTCCACTGTATACACTGACAGAGATAGACACTCCAGTTTCAGGACTTGATAGAGTTTGGAATACAGAAGAAACAGTTCTAGGAAGAGATATTGAAACCGACTCCGAGTTAAGAATTAGAAGAGCATCAAGTATACAAGTCGCTGGAAATGCCACCGTTGAAGCAATTCGTTCTAAGATTTTGAATATTCCAGGAGTTTCAGCAGCATTTGTTTTTGAGAACGATACACTCGCCGTCGATATTGATGGTCGTCCTGCAAAGAGTTTTGAGGTGGTCGTTCAGGGTGGAGATAATCAACTCATAGCTGATACAATTTGGGAATCTAAGCCAGCCGGAATAAAAACTTACGGGTCATCGTTCGAGACGGTAGTAGATACACAAGGCATATCGCACGACATGTACTTTTCACGACCTACCGAAGTTCCAATATACGTTTCGATTGACCTCACGGTTGATGGCGCATTCCCGGAAGATGGCCCAGGACTAGCCCAGCAAGCAATCCTAGATTACGGCCTATCACTTAATATCGGTGATGACGTGGTCGTTTACCCAAGGTTGGTCGCATCGTTGGATTCAATCCCTGGAATAATAGATATGATTATCAGGATAGATGATTCGGCTGTATCGACGACGCCGGAAGACCCTGCGGTAGATGACAACGTCGTAATAGCTGCTTACGCAAGGGCGACATTCTCGGCACCTAACACGAATATAAATATCTTATGATAGGGTTCACTACAGAGCATGTTGAGGAGGCAATAGCAAAGCTCCTACAACAATACAAGGGAAAGCCAAATATCGAAGGCTTTGTATCCGCACTTGCTGAGCAGGTTCAGAGTATCGAAAACATGCTTAAGCAGTTGTTCGAAGAAACATCCATCGATACGGCTGTAGGGGTGAATCTCGACATCATTGGAGTGATAGTCGGACTAACGAGGACACTAGGACAAGCTGATGAGGACTATCGAGAAGACCTTAGGGTGAAAGTAATTCAAAATCTTAACGAGGGAACTCCACAGGAGTTCATTGATGCCGCCCTATATTTCATCGGTGCGACATATGTTGAATATTCAGAACTATACCCAGCTTCAGTTGGTATTGTGGCAAACGTAGCTCTTACGCAAGCTCAGGCTGATGCGATCAAGATTAGGCTAGAGGCATTTCTGCCAGCTGGAGTTAGTCTTGGAAATTTCGGATTTATTGACCCATTGAACCCTTTCAAGTTCAATGTAGGCTCCGGGTTTGGAGATTTTTATGATGCAGGTGTCGGAGGGCTCCTATCTGGAGCGTACTAAACGGAGGTTTGAATGGCTGAACCAGATGTAAATCTAATAGATTGGATGACGGACATTACGTCCGACCCTGCGAAGATTATTGAGCCGTCATCAGAAAAACAGATCGACGGATGGAATCCAACTGAGGCACCAGCCGCTCAACATTTTAACTTCTTCTGGCATTCTACTGGTCGATGGCTAGCATGGATCAAGGCTCTGGTGTATGCCGATATCTATAGCGTCGATGTCGGTGGAAATGCTCTATACGACAACTTGGAGGACGCAGTTGCAGCCCTTCCAGTTGGCGGAGGAATCGTTGAACTCCGGTCCGATTACACTCTCACGACGGACTTGTCGCTTCCAGATGGTACGGTTTTACGAGGACGCGGATTTAAGACAAAACTGACATTGTCCGGTTCTGGAAAACTTCGTCCTCAGGGTAACTGCATGTTGAAGGACTTCCATCTTTTCACAGCCCTCACTTCTGGAATAATGTTAGAGACACAGGGAGATTATAACCACCTCTATCACATGAAATTCGAAGTACCGTCAGGCGGAACAACGGAATGCGTGAAGTGGTCATCTGATGGAAATCATGTCGGAGCATCTATTTTTAAGGGAGTTGCCACACCCTCAACCGGAGTCGGCATCAATGATACCGGGGCTGACAATAGTGAAGCTGATAACGTATACGAGACATGAGGTTAGTTAATGCCATCGATTAAGGGAACGGCGGCGACCGCATACCGGAACACGAAGTTCAAGAATACCAGACTCGGTACTCCTATGTTCGGTCGCGCACGCGACGGAGATATCGCTTCCGTAACTGTAAGTAGAAATCTGAATTCTGTCAGGATTGGTTCCGGTCTAACAAGAACCGTCGATATGGCAGCGGCCTCCGTCACGGCAATAGCAGGATTGAACCTAACTGTGACGATGAGGGCCGGAGTTATTACTGACTTTAAATCCGGCGATATATGTCTCGTTATTAATCAGCAGGGCGATTCGACAAATAACTCGAACGTCGGAAATTGGGAGCTCGTAAAGTTAACAGCCGACGGAACTGGAAGCACGATTGCAATCGACCAAACGCTGACAAAAGTTTACGGCATATCTGACAATCTGAATCTAACCGGACAGAAGATAACCATATATCGAATGCCTGAGTTCGGCGACCTACCGATAGGAAACGGCGGTACAATAACCTGCACTTCCTGGAACGGTACATGGGGTGGAGTTCTCGCATTCTTCGTCGGTAAGACACTTACATGTTCTGGTACTGGTGTCGTGTCAACTGCCGGTGCTGGATATCGCGGTGGTGCGGTTGCTGGTGGTGCTGGAGAGGGATACGGCGATAATTACGGATTTCAACAGACGACGAATAATTTTGGTGGTGGTGGAGGAGGAAGAAATAACAGTCCAATATCCGGTGGAGTAGGTGGCGCCGGATATGATTCCCCAGCCCCAAATCCAGCTCCATTTACAAGGGCAAGTTCGGCTGGAGGTGGTTCGGGTGGAGCTGGCGGTGGAGCAGGCGGTGGAGGAGGACACGGAAATACGGGAGGTACGAGCAGCGAAGGGAAGCGCGGTGGCGGTGGCGGCGGAGCGAACAATCACCTAACGAATAATACTAATCCAGGCGGCTATGGGGGTGGTGGAAATACACCTGGTCCCGGTGGCGCCGGTGAACCTTCGGAAACTGGTTCACCCACAAATAATTTTTGGCCCGCTGGTGGAGCAGGCGGTTCAAGCGGAAGCATTCCCCCAGGTACATATTCAGGTGGGGCACCATACGGGGCAGCAAATATTGATAAATTATTTATGGGCGGCGGCGGTGGTGCTACTGGCTCAGGAGGGAATGGAGCAGCTGGAGGAGCCGGAGGAGATGCAAGGCCTGCTCTAAGTTTCGCCGGAGGAGCTGGAGGAGGAGGCGGCGGTGCTGGTGGAGGCTACGGAACTGCCTCCGCTGGATCAGGCGGAGCCGGTGGCCCTAGTTTAACTCCAGATTCTGGACTTTCTGGTCAACCTGGTTCTGCAGGAACGGCGACACCTTCATCAAGCATTAATGGTGCATCCGGTGGTGGTATTATTCTCATTTACGCCAAAACACTATCAACAGTGACTTTGAGAATAAATGGACACGATGGAACATCAGGTAAGACTGGTGGCGTTGGTGGTCTTAGCGGTTACGCTAGGCTCACATATCCACAGACACCTCCAACGGTAGCTGGTGGCGGGGGAGGAGCTGGTGCTGGTAGCGGTGGCTCTGGAGGCGGGGCCGGTGGAACGTGTTTGATTTGGTGTAAGGAGCATACAACAACCACAGTTCTAGGTGCGGGTGGTACTGGCGGGACCTTTGGTGCTGGTGGAGCCGGTGGTGGGTCATCCGAGACATTTAATACGAATGCTGGCGGAAGTGCTGGTAATCCTGGTAATCCTGGGTCTATATCACCAACAAAGAATGTTGCAGGCTCTGGAGCTGGTGGTTCCCCTGGCGTTGCTGGTGGAAATGGTGCGGGTGGTAGAGTGAAAATTGTTTCTCTTCTTACGAATGGATCACTCACATCTCAAACGCCTGACGGCCCATCACCTACTTTAGCGCCAGCTGGACCAATAGCAGGAACTGGATATAAGGCTGCACTCTAAGGAGACTTCATGGATACGTTGAAAGATGAACTTGTTACTCTTTTGGATTCATATCAGGCAGAAACTGACTCAGCGGCGAAGCTAGTCATTCTCGAAAACGCTATCGCAAAGGCATACGAGATAAGAGATGCGATAGTTTCTGAGACCGAAACAAATAACACGACAATCACCGCACTCGAGTCTGCGAAGATTACATTATCGTCACCTACAGATATGACCGATGTACTAGCTCTGTATTCCTAACAGAACGGCGGTCCTGTAACCCAAAACACCAATGACCATCTATTGCCCTTGGTGACGGTGTGAACACGGTGAGTTTTGTAGGACGGAAATAGAATCAGCGTTCCCATTTTGAGTTCACTTGGTTGACCCAATCGCGCAAACTCAAACTTACCGCCAGAGAAGTCTTTATTGAGTAATACCACTCCTGATAACTTACGGTGAGAGAACCCAGGTTTATTTGAGTTATCTTCATGCCAATCATAGTGACCTTTTAATTTTCCACCTGGATAGTGCGTAAGTTGTAGTGCCTCATTTAGTCCAGCCAAGTGAAATTTCCAGAACCGTGAGTTGTGCTCGAATACGGTATTGGCCAGTCTCTCGAATATCCAATTGTATTCGGATTGCCATTCAATCCAATATAAATTCGACATCCTTTTTGTTTTATCGACGATAGCACCGTCGATAGTTGAGATATGTCCATCGCGCTTCTTTATATTCTTACTAATGGAAATTACCTGTTTACACTCCTCTGTTGAAAAAATCCCATCCTGATAACTATATTCTGCGAACTCCGTGTCGTTTGGTTGGTTGATTACGTACGGCACTACTCTAATCTCCCCATCCAAGTTGTAGGAACGAAATGGAAGAACGCGAGTGTGCAATAAGTTGCTGGAGAATCTTCCCTCATTGGTTTTCTATAGTGAGGGTCATTCGTGCCTGAATATAGAACTGCTTCGCCATCGCAAATAGAAATCTTTTTATCATTGATATATATTGGCCAAATTCCATCAGATTCAATTGAGAGGTCGACTGTGAACTGACATTGTGGTCTATCGGTGTGGAGAGGGCAAACCCCATGTGGTCCGTACATCGATAGAAAAACGTAACTTGGTTTTACTGGCTCTCCAACCATCTCTGAAACTTTTTGAATGAAGGATGGCTCGTGGTGGTAATCGACAAGGACTGGAAGGTTGTGCCACTGCCATCTATTGAACTTACAAGTTTCGTTTTCTTCCTCCGCATCGTGGTACGGTATTCCAGGATAATCGAATGCCCTGCGTATCTCTTTAGTATGAGTTTTTATGTCGTGGAATTCTAGAACATCGAATGGTTTAAAAATTATTGGTTCCATGACCGCATCCTGCTACGGAATGCCTTTGCAGGCAAGGGCTTAGGGTGTAGCTTCATTACGTGGAAGAACTTCAGATCCAGAAGATCCAAATACCCGCACATCACCTTCCGGCCTACTGTATATCTGAGGCTCTCGAAAGAGGTCTTGGAGGTAGGTGGTTAATCAATGTTTTCGGTGGCTTGGGTGATGTCGTATGTGCCGAACCAACTGTCAGATATATGCTGAAACACTTTGCTGGTGAGTTTTCAATCTGCACTCGAAACCCTGAGTTATTCTCTCACCTAAAGTTCAAGGAAGTGTTCGACAGGACGAAGGATAAACCAGATTGGGATAAATACTTTTCTTTTCACACGATGAAGCACGAAAACGATTTAATATCGTGGTTTGTTTCATACCCTCTAATGAGTCCGGTGGACTACGCTTCTATATGCTCCGCAAGAATGATTCTCCCGAATAAGGATAAGGAAATACAACTACCTGAGTTCGATACCTCTAATGAAACAGTATTAAAAATTTGTATGGACTCGGATAAGTACGTCGTCATTCATGCTGGAAAGACCT